AACAATCGAGTGTCGTGTCAAACATGAGGGCTTATCGTTTCTGACGATAAGCCTACCTTCCTTTGGCAAGGACTTCGAAACGGCCCTTGCTCTCGGTAAGGTCGGTCGCGACTTGTTCACTTCTTTTAAGTGGCAAGCAGGTCTCCCCCGATTTCTCGGAGGTTTCCTCGACCGTATGTTTGACCGCGATAGTGGTGTGTTGCTCGATAAACCATGCATCGACTCAATTCGATCCATTCGTCAGCTAACGCTGATGTTTGGAAAGATTGCGATTCCTTGTAGTGATACAAGGACTCGTGCGGCGATGCGCAACTATATCGAGTGTGAGCAGGTGGTCAAGGAGGTTGATTCCCGACGGACTGAGTCAGATTATGACTCATTCCTTAGGGTTTCATCTCTCTTGTTTCGTGACGCGTTCACGTATGCAGATAGAGATATCTACAACCTGGACGTTGTACCGAAGCACGGACCAGGGTCGACGGCCGATAAGAGGCGTGGAAACGCCAAATTTCGTCTGTCTACCTGGACCGACCGGTTGGAAGAAGAATTTCCAGCAGTGGATTTTCTTCTACCTAACTATCGGTTTACCGATAGTATGGCCGGTATTGTCCACCTCGAACCTGGTTCGGAAATGCCTGTAAAGGTTATTTCCGTTCCTAAGACGCAGAAGACACCTAGGATCATAGCGATGGAACCGAGCTACATGATGTTCATGCAGCAAGGGATCTTATCGGTGATCTTGGAAGCCCTCATCAATCCCAAACGGGAGAAGATGATGGGTAAGCGGAAGGATGACTTCCTCCCGCACTTCCTCGGATTCAAGGACCAAGAACCTAATCAGTTCATGGCCCGCGAAGGCTCCCTGAAAGGGGAGTTGGCGACACTCGACTTGAGTGACGCCTCCGATCGTGTCTCCAATCAGCTCGTACGGACCCTGGTGTCGAGAACCCCTCATTTGAGTAGGGCTATCGACGCTTCCAGGAGCCGGAAGGCTGATGTTCCTGGCTATCCTATACAACGGTTAGCCAAGTTCGCGTCTATGGGTTCAGCGCTTTGCTTTCCCTTTGAGGCTATGGTATTCCTTACCATAGTCTTTATTGGGATCGAAAAGTCGCTCAACACATCCCTTTCCCGCAAACTCATTCGTGAGTTTGTAGGTCGGGTGCGAGTCTACGGAGACGACATCATTGTCCCCGTGGCTCATGTGCAGACTGTGGTAGACTCACTTCAAGATTTTGGTCTTGAAGTGAACTCTCGCAAGTCTTTCTGGACTGGAAAGTTCAGAGAGTCGTGTGGTAAGGAGTACTACGCTGGCGAGGACGTTTCAGTTGTCCGCGTCCGCGAATTATTCCCTACATCACAGCAGCACGCGACAGAAGTCATTTCCATCGTGTCCCTACGTAACCAGCTATACTATGCTGGTTATTGGGATACGGTTCGATGGCTAGACGGGTACATTAGGAAAGTACTAAAATTCTTTCCCACTGTACTGCCTACGTCTCCTGTCTTGGGCCGTCATAGTTTTCTCGGTTATGAAGCCGAGGACTATGACAAAAATCTACATCGTCCCTTAGTCAAGGGCTTTGTAGAATCCTCAACCTCGCCAACCGATAGGTTGGACGGGGTAGGGGCCCTACTCAAGTACCTACTCAAGCAGGGTGATGAGCCCTCGTTTGACCCTAGGCACCTTGAGCGTGCTGGACGCCCTCATGCCGTCAAGATCAAGCTGAGGATGAGTTCAGCGGTGTAAACCGCTGTCGGGGGTTAACGCCCCTTGCGGAGCATACCACACCATTTGGTAGACCTGAGTATTCTAGGGTTGACCCCTATTTAATAACTCAGCACCAAATTGGTGACTAGTGGCATGCCCACGAGATTTCTTTC